CTCAAAACCTATTGACAGCCCCGAAACACCGTGCTATAATATAGGCAAGATAAGGAAATCAAAACAAAGCAACTTAACCTTATCACAATAACAAAACTTTTATATAACGGAGGAATTGACTATGAAATACTTACTTTTACTCAAAGATGGAATCCGCTCGGTTCTGCCAATTAAAGAGGTCGCTGACCTGAACAATCTTAAAGATTATGATTTGGTGCAACCAGCAACGCTGTATCAGGCTTTTAAGTTCTTGCATGAACAGCCTGTGATGATGTGAGAGGAGGGATTGATTATGTTTCATAAATACAAGATTTCTGTGGATGGAAACAATCTACTTGCTTATTCAGAGGATATTACGATTTTTACCAATTTTTTAGTAAAATTATTTTCTTATTATGAAGGTAAGAAAATAGAAATCAAAAAAGTACGGTATTACGATGATGCTGAACTTCATGAGTTTTTACACAGATATGATTTAGAGGGTGAAGATTATGCTCTTTTGACAGAAAACTTACAGGTTTTTGCACAGCCGTATTTTGAGTATTTTTTGGATGGCTTTGCGCTAAGAGATGCAGATAATGCCTTTGCTGACTATATTTCATATTCTGAAACCTCTCAATTTATATGCGCTGGACAAGATATCGAATTAAGTAAGGAGGCCGATTGATTATGTTTTAGTTATTGACGAGTGCAACGTTGCTGGAACCCGCTTAGAGGCTTGCAGTGACCAAAGATGAAAAGAAAAAGTTTCGTGACCTGCTTGCCAAAAATCAGATTAAAGAGGTCAAGCCTTTTACGAAATTTTACAGATGGTATCAACCGAAGAATTTTAAACGAAGCGTAGATTTAGTATACAAGGGTGTGTAGCAGGGGTATTTGATGGGAAACGAGGTTGCTGAACTGGATGCAGATGTTCGGGTTCTTTATGAGTGCTTTGGCCTGTTCCACGCAAGCGAGTACAGCAGAATTGCAGAGAAACTTTATCTTAAGTAGTTCTGAAATTAAGTGATTTCTTACAGGCCCCAACATAGCCATATCGGTTGTGCTGGGGTTTGATTTTTAATATTGGGGGCATGATTCATGGAACGCAGGAAAATCAATCCAAAGATTTTTATACAGCAAACAGTTGAAAAGGAACGTAAGAAGCAAGAGCGCAGGAAACCAGTAAAGCGTGAGAGGTACAAAGATTTACAGGAGGTTTATCCCTCCGAGGTTCTGTTCAAGCGTATGCACCCGGAGGCATATTTTAGGCACCGCCGTGTCAAGGATAAAGCCACGGGTGTGTATGTGGTAAAACCTGTTCTTGACAAGAACGGAAACAAGATACCAACAGTAAACCCAACAGCCGCTTTGTGGAGAACCATCAATGTGGGCGACAGAACAATCGTAATTCCGAAATCAGAGTATGATAAGATTGATGATTTAGTTGGCAAGGCAAATGCTTTTAATCGAAAACAGTACCAGTAGTATTTACAGGAATACGAAAATTTATAGCCAACAGCAAAGGCAACAATGTCACTGTCAGATTACTTAACCTCGTGGATGGGTGTAAACTCAACAGAGGAGGTCAGCATGATTAAAGATGGTGCTGTGGTAAATCAAGTCAGGTACAAATCCTTTGATACACAGAAGATGATAAAGTCAAGCATAAAGGCTTCGGAGGGCCGATACTCAACATCAACGGCAATCCAAAAGTTACAGTAGAATTTACGAAAACAGGCTTCACCTGAATTTAAAAAAGCCCGTGATGAAACCTTTCAAGAAAATTTTGCTTACTTTATAGAACAGTTGATTCAGACAAGTTCTTACACACCGCTGATAAAGCAGTATGACCCAGCCGCTTTTAGAGTGTGGTTTGACACCACCGTAAAGCCCTCTCTGGAACAAAACAACCTCGTGAGTAAAGCCGGGTCGTTCTACATGATGTATGATTCTGACACCCAACTCAACGATAAAGATTTGAACAGGATGCGATATATCGTATCATCATGGTTTGAAACAAGGATAGCAGAACTTTTCATTTAAGGGGTTTTTGGTATGTTATTTATGTGTGATTTTGAAACAAGTACGGAGGCTGTTGCACAAGATAGAACATGGGTGTGGGCCGCTTGCACCACAGATATAAATAAAGCGCTTTGGGATGTTCCTACCGATGAATTAGAGTACGTTTACCACAGTTCTTTTGCTGATTGGCTTGCTTGGCTTTTATAGCAGGAATCGTCAAAGATTTGGTTTCATAATCTGAAATTCGATGGGAGTTTTATTACCGATTATTTACTGAGGCATGGTTACACTTACATTGAACGCAAAGAGAAACCGAAACCAAAAAGTTTTAAGTGCCTGATTGCAGATAACAACTGGTTCAGCGTAACGATTTATGACAATGACAAAGAATTTGTGATACAGGATTCTCTTAAGAAAATACCTGTTGCTGTTCGTGACATGGCAAAGGCGTATGGTTTGGATGTACTCAAAGGGGAACTTGATTATGATTTAGAGAGGCACGAGGGTCACGTTCTGACCGATGAAGAACGCCTGTATATTTCGCATGATGTTGGCATTGTTGCTAAAGTAATGAGGCTTTTCCTGATTGAGCAACATATGGAAAAACTCACTATGTCAAGTGATGCGCTTGCGAATTACAGAGAATCGCTTTCACCCCTTGCACCTGACATGAACCCCAACAAGATTTTCCTGTCACTTTATCCGCAATTAAGTGATTTGGAGGATGAATTTGTGCGTAAATCATACAAAGGCGGTTGGACGTTTGTGAACCCTTTGAGAAAAGAGTGTGACATACAGGCAAGAGAAACCCTCGAGGAACTTTAGCCTGAACACGTTGCAGAACTTAAGAGTTTGGGCTTTACGGAAAAGCAGATAAATCAGGCTGTTATCGAGGTGTTTGATGTAAATTCACTCTACCCGTCAAGGATGTATTATGAAGATTTACCTGTTGGCCGTGGTATTTACTTTGATGGTCAGTACCAGCCTGACCCGGAGTATTTCTTGTATGTTCAGAGGTTCAGAGCGATTTACAAAATCAAGCCGGGTAAGTTTCCGATGATACAAAAGAGTTGTGGAAGATTTACAGGTTTGAGTGTGTACAGTGAATCAAGTTTGGGTCAGATTGAAGAACTTACTTTGACCTCCGTTGATTTGGAACTTTTCTTTGAAACTTACGATGTATCACACATTGAGTATCTTGACGGATACAAGTATCAATCCTGTTCTGACCTGTTCAAGCAATACATTGATTACTGGATGGAGATAAAGAAAACCAGCAAAGGTGCTAAAAGGCAGATAGCCAAATTGATGCTGAACAGCCTTTACGGCAAGTTCGGAACCAACAAAACATCAATGCTAAAGATACCCACATATGACCCTGAAACCGATGAAATCAAGTACAAAGATAGAGAAGAAACCAAAAAGGGTGTTTACATACCGATGGCAACTTTTATCACAAGCTATGCAAGGGCCGTGACCGTGAGAGCGGCAAACGCCTGTGGAAACAATTTTCTCTACGCTGACACTGACAGTATACATATCTTGATTGACCGTGACCTCCCCAACATCGAAATTCATCAATCGAATTTGGGGTGCTGGAAACTTGAAAATCTTGCTTGCCGAGGCAGATACTTAAGAGCCAAAGCATACTTGGAAGATATGATTAACCCCGATGGGTCAACAGAAATCGAGGTCAAGTGCTGTGGTTTGAGTGATGCCGCTAAAGAAAAGGTGACATGGGAGAATTTTCACACAGGGCTGGTAATCGCTAACGTAAACTTGAAATCAAAGAAAATCAAAGGTGGAACGATTCTGAAACAGACAGATTTCAATATCAGGAAACCAGCAGAACCAAAAGATTCTAAAAAGAAAAAATCAAAAAAGGCTTGACAAACTCAATATTTCATGCTATACTAAAGTCGAGGTTAAGGATTTATGCCGAGTGCCGGTTTTACTCTCACTGTGATTAGGTGATTGAGTTCATCGAGGGTTGACCGATAATCACACATTCGGGTTTCGTGAATTTTTAATCTTGACTTTTCTTTGGGGCAACTAAAGCACCATCAAGGTGTGGCCGTTGCTCCTTTTATTTTATGCAGAGGTGAACAACATGACGTATGATGAATTTAAGAATTAGCTAAATACGCTTGTTTCCGCTGACACGAAACCAGAGGAACAGGTAGATATCCTTAACCAGATAATCGGATATGCCGATGAACAGAACAAGCAGATTTCAGATTTGCAGAAATCTTGCAACAAGATTAAGTCTGATTATTTCGATTTGGCTTTGAACAACAAACGTGTACAGGACGAACCTGAAAAGAAGAAAAGTGTTGAAGACAAACCAAAACGAATTTTCAAATATTTATGAAAAGGAGAAACGCTTTATGAAATTTTTAGAAGCCGGGGCAACAATGGTTGATGTTTACAATGCTGTGCGTGAAGAAGCAAGTTACGCATATCAGAATGCCGTTGACGTTGCAACCCCAGATAATATTTTTACTCTGACTGAACTGTTGGAACAGAAACCACAGCTTTCTAATGAGTTCGCTGACACCTTGATTAACAAGGTTGGTTTTACTCAGATTTTCAATCGCCGTTATAGAAACGAGATGACCCCTCTGCATAAGGGTATGTTGCGCAAGGGCAAAACCATCGAAAACGTGTTCACCGAAATTGCAGAAGTCAAGGCTTATGACCCCGAGAGTGGGGAAACCTGTTTACGCCGTGAACTGCCTGATATCAGGGCCGCATACAACATCATCACCGATAAAAAGTATGTCAAGCAAACCATGTCAAGACAGCAGTTGAAAGAGGCTGTTACTGACCTGAATGACCTTGACCGTATTTTTGACAGCATCGTATCTGCGATGTACAATTAGTTGGAAAATTACGATTCTGCAAAGGTCAAGCAACTTTTGACCACCGTTGTCAATAAACAGCAGGTTGCTGTTTGCATCACTGAACCTGTTGTGGATAAAACCACAGCCGATGCCGCCGCAATCGCTATAAATACGATATCTGACAACATGACCATCTTAAGCCCTGATTACAACTATGCGAAGGTTCACAATTTCTGCCCTAAAGAAAATCAGATTTTGATTCTGAACACTGCATATAAGAACAAGTTGAACATGATGGTTCTGGCACAGAACTTTAATATTGAGTATGCTAAATTCAATCAGTACATGACGATTTACTGGCGTGACTTTGGCCCTCTGTCAGCGTTGGGTGTTTGGGGCTTCGTTGGCAGTAAGGATTGCTTCCAGATTTGGGATAGCCTTATGGAGATGCCTGAACCTCTAAGAAACCCCCAGAGCCTTGACGTAACTTACTTTATCCACAGATGGACACTGTACGGCTGGAACCCCTTTGAGTGCGGTTGTGTTATGACTGACAAGATGCCTGTGATTTCTGAATACACCATTACACCCAATTCTACCGAAATTGGTAAGGGTGATTCTGCTAAGTTTACCATCACTGTTTCTGGTGAGGGTGTTATGAATGCTGATTCTACTTTTGAAATCACTGGTCAGAAATCCAGTTCCACCTTTATTGATGAATTTGGCTATCTATATGTTGGTACGGATGAAACCGCGCCTACAATCACCGTAAAGGCTACCAGTAAGTTGGATACCACCAAAACTGCATCTGCTACCGTGACCGTGACAGGCAACGGTGAGTAAAAAGTTTGCTTGAAGGGTTGGGAAAAAGGCAAACAAAAGTTTGCTTATGGGAGGGAAATTACATGAAACAATTACCGATAAGTTCTTACGCTTACTTGTGTGAGAACACTAAAATATCTGAAAAACACCAAAGGCTTTTTGGGTCAAGTTCAGAACAATTAAATTACTTTAAGAGTAAAGCAAAATACACGTTTTAGAACATGACGTATATCAGGTCAAACGATTATCTGTCAGGTTCGATAAAGATACCAGCGCCTTTTACAGGGGTTTTGACTTGCGATTATATTGCTTTTTCAAACCCTGATATTACAAAGGTGTTTTATGGTCAGATTACTAATCGAAAATATATTGATGCTTTGACCACAGAGGTATCTTTTAAAGTGGATGCTTTTCAAACCTTTATGTTTGATTACCAGATTGCATCTGCTTTTACAGAGCGTGAACACGTTGCAAAGGCCAATGATAAAGTGGGTGTAAACACAGAATCAGAACCAGCACTTTTTGATGATATCAGAACCAATGTGTACCGTTACACCTTGCGTGATTTCGTGGAATCCAATGACCTGATTTTGATGATGTATGTAAAACCAGCAAGCCCTCTTGCACAAGCAACAAATCTTGTTGTTCCGATTTTGAACAGTGTGCCGTATGATGGTGATGTGTATGCTTACCCGTTCACGGGTGCAGGTATCACAAAGATGCAATTAAGAATCAATGAACTGCTTGCTCTTGATGTAGGAACAGCAGGAATCAATCAATGGCAAATTGACCGTATTTACATTGTGCCCAACGTGAACAATATGCTTAGTCTGACCTTTGCAGATAACGAATACAAGTTGGATGGAAATTACAACACGCTGTTCTCACAACACGCTGTATCTCAAATCGTAACGTTACCCGATACACCGTTTCAGGCAGAGAACCAAAAAGTGTATCAATCGCCTTTTACTGAAATCCAGATTTCTACCAGCGGTGGAACAAGTATAAAGAAAATTGACCTCGCTAAATTTCCGATGAAACTTACAGGGGGTTTACCCAATGTAAAACTTGTTTACTCAATAGATTTCAACCCGTATCCATCTTTTGTGATTTGGCTAAACTCTTACAATGGTGTTGCCCCGATTGAGAAAACCTTTACGGGTTCAACCGTGGAACTTGACCCTGAATTTTCTGCCCCTTGCGCCCTGCCTGAAATCAACATGAATCAGATAACCAACATCGGTGTGGGTATCGGTCAGCTTGCAGGTATTTTCTTAGCCCGTCAAGGTGCTATGGCTGGAGGGGTTCAAGCGATTGCAAACCCTGTTCTGCAACAGCCAGAAAAAGAAGATTCCTAGTTGGATGCTATGATTTAGAGAACAGCCAATGATTATTTGGTCAGAACAGGTCAGGTTTCACCCACGATAAACGATGTGACTTTTGGTGGTAGTAAATCTGCATCAATTTTATCCAATGTCTTTGATTCTGTTCCTCCAATGATACCCGGTACAGTTCAGGTTGGTGGAAACGTAACAGCTTCGGGCTTTACCACAGGCTTAAGTTTGGCTGTATGTGGTGTGTATCTAACCATGAACATTGTACGCGATGTTCAGAGTTACGATGAATTTTTCACAAGATACGGTTATGCTGTAAACAGATTAAAAGCCCCGGAACTGAATACAAGGTCAGCATGGAACTTTGTCAAAACAAAAGAAATTGAAATCACAGGGAACTTGCCGTATCAGGCTAAAACAGAAATCCAGAGTATGTTCAATACAGGTGTGACCCTTTGGCATACCAACGATATCTTAAATTACGGTCAATCCAATAACTAAAAGGTGGTGAGAGCATGGCAAGAAAAAAGTAGCAGATTTTGACTTACGGTGTTGGAATCGGTGATGTAAACGAAAGATGGGAACGCACTTACAACGGCTACCTCAATGAGTGGATGGAAACGTGTGTGAGTATGTTTGACTGGAAGAATCTTCCAGAAAACGAAAAAGGACAAAAACCGATTGACCCCTGGTTTCTTGAAAAAGAGTTGTTTATGAGAGGCAAGGCAGTTTTCTTTAAAGATGATATGCTGGGGTACATGGTGTGTATGGTAGCCAATGATGGTACTCTTGATATTTACCAAAACCCCGTAACTTTTTCAGCAGAATCAAATACAGGATTCATCAAACAACTTGACCAAAGCAACGGTGTAATCATTTATGCAAACCCTGACAAGAGAACAAAATACAACAGGCTTGAACTTTATGCAACCCGTCTTGCAGAAATACAGATGGTCATTGACTGCAACATCAAAACACAGAAATTTCCACCCTTGATGTTTACCACAAGTGAGAAACAACTCACAGCAAAGAATATCATGTTGCAGTATCAGGGCAACGAACCAGCAATCTTTGCAGACGTTGATTTTGACCCGAAATCCATGACCTGTGTGAATCTCAATGCACCGTATGTTGTGGATAAATTACAGCAGGAAAAACACGAAATTCTGAACGAGGTTTACACCTTTTTGGGTATTGACAACACAAACACACAGAAAAAAGAACGCCTGATACAATCAGAGGTTCGTAGCAACAATGGTCAGATACAGGCGGCAAGAGAACGTATGCTTTATATGCGTAAACTGGCCTGTAAAAATATCAATCGGCTGTTTGGGCTGAACGTGGATGTTGAATTTAGAAAATCAATCGTGCAAGGGGGTGAATCCGATGCTAAAGATGAACGGCCTGTATCTGAATCATCTACCACCGAGTAAGTATACCACCACCCTTAGAAACGCTCTTTGGCTGATGGGTATGACAGCAGATACGGATGCTGAAATCGAAAAGATGTTGCCACAGGTGTTTGATAACTTCCCGATTTTCTCCGAAGACCATCGTAAAGAACTGGAAATGAAGATTGTAAAACACTTTTATTTTCAAGAGATTGGCTTTGAAACGTGGGGTATGTTTCGATTTAGATTTAATCAAAAGTTGCAAGAAATCATGCCTTACTACAATGAGAGGTACAAATCTGAAACCTTTGAGTATGACCCGATGAATCCAACGAATTACACCACCACGCATGATGAAAATACTGACAGCACATAGAACACCACAGGCAACAGCACAAGTAAAACCGATAATGATACCGATGGAACCCGCAACGTGACCACCGATGAAACCGGGCACAGCGAAACAGAGAACACCGGGAACAGCACACAGCAATCAACAGGTGATAATTATTTCTGGGAAACACCGCAAACACAAATCACGGATGAATCTTACGCCACCACAAAGAACCGTGATAGTAAAAATTCCACCACAAATTCTACTGACCACGGAACCACAGATACCGCAGGAAAAACAACCGTACAGGAAACAAATCACAGTGAGAACGATGTAAGTTCCACACAAGATACAACAAGCGATTATACAGGAAACACAAAGAACAAGTTTACTACTAATGTCAAAGGTAACGAAGGCATACCGGGTCAGGATTTGATACAGAAATACCGTGATGTTATAGTAAACATTGACATGGAAATTATTTACGAATTAAAATCTTGCTTTATGGGGGTATTTTAATATGAGTATTGAGAAAAGAAATTTCACACCTTCTGCCCAGAACCCTTAGTGGTACAAGCTCTCTCTGATTTTACCCAGTATTTACAATAACAGCATGTCAGTAATTGAGGCTTTTCAGCCTATGCTGGATTGTATCAATGATGTAAACCAGAACTTTAATGAACTTGTTGACTGGACAAACACCCGTGATGATGAATTGGTAGATTATCTCAATCAGCAGTTGGAAGATTTTACCAATGCCAACAATGAGTTCTACCAGAAAATAGACAATCTGGTTCAGCAGTTCATGGAGGATATGACCGCTGACTTTGAAGCCTTTAAAACAGAAATCAAACAGATTGTAGAAGATTACAAGAACTATCTTGACCAAAAGTATCAGGAATTTACCGAACACATGACTGCTGAATTTAATGCTTTGAAGCAGGCTTTTGAAGAACTTAAAGCCAAAGTGGAAAAGTTCATGACTGACATGACAGCCGCTTTTGAAGCGTTCAAGCAGGAAATCTTAGCTCTAATCAAAGACATACAGGATGATGTTGCTGATTGGAAAGAAGAGTGGGAACAGTACAAATTACAGATTAAAGCATACGTTGACGGCCTGTTTGACGGGTTGGAACAGTTCATCAAAGATAATCTTGAAACCATCGTCAAGAGATTACTCAAAGAGGTTTTTGGTGAAACTGCTGGTATCTGCCTCGGATATGATGCTGACAGCAATACCATCAATCTGCTGTATGATGAACACTTTGCCCGTGACGACCAAAACCGCTTGACCCTTGTTGCTGGCGCTGGCGGTGGTGGAGACAGCATTGAGGCTGGTCAGGGTATCGGATTGGCTGACAACCCCGAAACCCACAAGAAAACCGTTTCTGTGAAGCTGGCTGCCGACGGAGGACTTGAGTTTGACGATAACGGGGCTTTGAAGTCTACTGGTGGAGGCTCTGGTGGTGGAGACACTATTGTTGCTGGTGAGGGCATTAAAGTTGAGGGTGAGGGGACTAAGACAGTTTAGTCTGCCCCTGCGACCTCCTAGACCTTAGGTGGTGTGAAGACGGGCAATTCTGACGAGACGGGTCTGACGGTTGCCGAGGACGGAACTATTTCAATCAAGAAGTGGAGTCCTATAGATATAACGAATGACTTTGAGTTCTTTGACAGTAATTTACAGAATGTTGCGCCTTTGTGGACTCTTGACGGACAGTATTCCCCGAACGGCAGACATTTTACCCTGTATGGACGTATGTCTGAGTCTGCTATAGAGAGCATAGGTATTCCCTAGGCTGCGACTATTGTTTGGAATCCTGATAGCGTTTGGGAATATGATACCAGACCTATTGCGGGTGCTATTTCGACGAATAGTTTAATATAGAATGCGACCTTCTCTGTGAGAATAGATTTACCTGATACTGGTGCTAGGAACGGCTCTGGAGAAATTCAGTTCGGCTGGAAGGGCAAGGAAAACGTCTCTAAAATTTAGTTTAAAGTCGTGAAGGCAGATTTTGACCTTGACGAATAGACCCCTGTAGTAATAGGTGGAAGTCCCATTGGGGAGGATGGAAGTATAACCTTTGAGAACCTATATATGAAGTCAATAGGCTTTAAGATGAAGGACGGAACAATAGTTTCTGACCTTTAGAAGATCAAGAATAGCGATAGTGTAAATCGTATATTAAGTATTGAGGCTCAGAATAGGAATTGCACGTTGCAAGGTGTTTTAACGCCTCGTTTACAGGCCAATAATTTAGTGGACGGACCTGTAAGTATAAAAATTAAGCGTTAGGCCTTTGGTATATAGACTGACCAGAATCTTAGTAGTCTCGTAAATATAAATGTGAACTTCTAGAATAGCGTTTGGGACGGTGTGAAATTAGTATGCTAGGCTTCTGATAACACTATTGATAACTTCACTACAAATAATACCCTACAGTTTTTATTCCCTGGATACAGTGGTGCGAACGCTGGCGACTTTGAAATCACCTCGGATGACGGAGAAGTTGTAGGTATAGGCGGTTTAGGGTAGACTCAAAGTAATATATAGGCTGGATCTTAGGTAACGCTCTTTGCCGGTAGGTTTGGAACAGTAACATTGACCCTGAGGACTAAAAACTATGTGACCACCTTTAGTAAGACGATAAGCGTAACGGTCAGATAGACAGACAATATTCCTCATATTAAACTCACTACAAATTCGACGTCAGTTGGAGATTAGGCTTTAGATTTGACGAACCCTCGGGCAGTAGAGATTAAGGACATTAGTAAGGCTCAAGGCGTTGTGACTTTCTGGGCTTCTGCCTACCCAAATAAATAGTATGTGTATGGAAACGCTTCTGTAAATATGAATGTGAAACTTAACAATGTTGTGGTGTGGTCTTTCCAGATTAGAGGAGATACTAATCTTAATAACAACCAATTTTCTGTAGACTTGGCCTCCCACGCTGTTGGAGAACTGTTTACAATAGATTATACAGCGACTAGGTTTGAATAGCCTGTAAATATAACGTTTGGCAAGGTGGTGGACTAAGATGACCTACGTTGTGACTATGTGTTTTATTCTGATGGACTTAATTACTGGTTTGGTTGGGGCCTTTAAGAATAACGACTTTAAGTAGTGTATTATGCGGGAGGGACTCTATCATAAGGCTGGATCAGTTTTGATTATAGTCTTTTTTACCTTGATAGACTATAGTCAGAGATTCGTAGACCTTGGCTTTAGCGTCCCGATCGCTGGTATAGGATGTGCCTACATATGCTTGATGGAGGTAGGCTCAATTATAGAGAATATAAGTAAAATAAATCCGGAACTTACTCCCGAATTTATCAAGAAAATCTTTAATAGCAAGAAGTAAATCATTAGGTAACGTCTGAGACGTTGGGTTGGGAAAACGTCAAATTTGACGTGGGGATAAATTTGATTGGAGGCTTTTGTATGCAAACTGGAATTTTTGACGGGCGTGTTCAGGTCAAGTATTCTTATGGCCGATGGGGGTACACCCGTGGTGGAGGTAAAACTTGGCATGGTGGTATTGACCTTGTGGGGCTTGATGATTCTTATATCAGGATGCCTTACTTTGACGGCAAACAGATAACAGGAACAGTGACCCGTGCAAGAATCGTAACAGACAAGAGTAATAAAACGTGGGAGTGGGGGTATTATGTGTGCGTGCAACTTGATGCAAAGCAAACCCCTGACCCTGTGAATTACCTGTATTTCTGTCATTGTGAAAAACTGTTGGTAGAGGTTGGTCAAAAGGTCAAGAGCGGTGATGTGTTGGCTGTCATGGGCAACACTGGAAACGCCGCTGGAGGGTACAAACACTGTCACCTTGAAGTAAGAAAAACAGCAACAGGCAAGGGGGTTGACCCCACAAAGTATGCGGGTGTTCCAAATCAGATGGGAACTTACGGTACATCCGTTGACACAACACCCCCTGTTTCTGTTCCTGCTGACACCCGATTGCAAGTAATCACCGTTGGCCCTATAAGCCGTGGTGATGCGGATGCAATTTACAAGTTATGCACAGAGAGGCAACTTGTATCAATGGGGCTTTACAAATCTGAGTATGTGAGTTGATATTTTATGTGGTATAATCTGAATGACATTCTTTAGTACAACTGTGTTTACAGCTTTGTGGTGGGTATGCGTGGCGGTGGTAAAACCTTTGCTTTTAAGGAACGTGCAATCAAGAATTTTCTTAAAGATGGTAGCCAATTTATCTACTTAAGAAGATACAAAACCGAACTAAAAAAGGTCAGAAATTTCTTTGAACCTGACCTTGTGGAAAAGTTTCCCGGCAATGTGTTTGGGGTCAAGGGTAACACGTTTTATATAAATAATCAAGTTGCAGGGTATGCAATCGCTTTGACTTGCACGATGCAGGAAAAGTAGAACAACTATGCAAAAGTCACTTTGGTGGGGTTCGATGAATTTATACTTGATTCAAGCGGTTCTCAAAAGTATCTGCCAAACGAATTTGACACCTTTAATAATTTCTATGATACCGTTGACCGTAACAAAGATAAAACTCGTGTTCTGTTCATCGGAAACGCAATATCCGAGGTCAATCCGTATTTCTCTGGTTTGAGTATCTGCCCTGACCAAAACAAGCGATTTACGAAATACATTAAAGGCGGGGAGGTGCTTGCGGTGATTGAGGTGTGGTCAGATGAAAACATCAAAGAAAAACGCAAGCAAACCCGGTTCGGTAAATTGATGGCAGGAACAGAGTATGATGCCTTTAGTAATGATAACAAGTTCTACCGTGATAACCCCTCGTTCATCAAGCAACGCCCTGACAACGCCGTGTATCTGTTCGGTATTTTTTCCAATGGTCAAATTTTGGGCGTTTGGCAAGACAGATTATACCTCGATACTTTTATTTCTAGCGACTTTAGAAAAAGAGATTTATATTGTTGCTTGCCCAGTGACCAACGTGACAAAACCGATTTCGGCTGTGAGGTAAAACTTACTGACCTAAAAGCAAGTTCCATGGGGCGCAGATTAGTAAGAGCAAGTTGGAATCAATATCTGTATTTCGAGTAGCAAGAAATCAAAAATTCGTTCATGGGCATAACCAAATACTTGCCCTTTTAATATAAAAGAAGCCACCACCCTGAAACTGTGATGAATCAGAGTGGTGGTTTTCATGTGTGTAAGGTCAAGGGGCTTTATTCAGTTTTTGGCTTTGACTTCCTGATTTTATCTTTTGGGCGTTCCGTCACAAGTTCAGGTTCACCCGTAATCGGCAGGTATACGCATTGCACGTTTTCAAGTTTAGAGAAATCAATATGCTTAAAAGCAGATTTTTTGTAAGATACAAAGTAAATTTCATCTGCGAGGTCAAATTTCTTAATCAAGGCGGCAAGGTGATTTAATCTTGCTGTGATGAAATCATTGTCAGTTTTCTTGGGTTCAAGTTGTTCGTGATATCTCTCTTTACGCTCATAATAATCTTCCATAATCAGAACTTGATGCACCCTGAAAAACTGTGGGTTTATGGGTTTTCCATCCTCTGTGATACCGTCAACTGACCACAGGAAATTATTTACAATCGCTCTCTGATTTGATGCTTTATCCTGAACAGATAAAACACCACCTTTGAGATTTGATGCAAGTTCCTTGTATTTCTCTAAAGCCTTGACGTAAGAATCAGTTTCTTCTAAACTTGCTGATTTCTTTGGCTTCACAGGTTTGGGTGGTAGCAAAGAGGTATCTTTTGTAAGTTCGCCAGCAACATTGACATTGTATCGCATGACACAAGCATAATCTTGATGCTGTAAGAACACGTTGCCAAAATCGGGATGGTCAAAGAACATTACGTTTTTACGGTTGAACATATGAATCACTCCTATATTTTTACTGGATGGAAAATTCTCAATGTGTAACTTTTCTTTGTGCTGTGCAAGATATCATGCACAACGATTATCGGTGTATCATCGACCACAATCTGATACCAGTATTGGGCTAAGTAGATACCAAAATCTTGCAACTCGTACTTTGTCAGAGTTTCCAAAATCTGGTAAGTATCAGGTGTGTTGTTCACATAAGTCAGTTCTGCAATATAATCAGAACTATCAAATTGAACAAAATCATGCAGGTAATTATCAAGTTCTTCCGGGGTTGATGCGATTGACTAAAAAGCAAGTCTTAAATTCTTGCCCATGTCAGGTCTTCGGTGTAAGTGAGTAAGCATAACTTTTTCATCCTTACGCTGTTCCCAGTTGCAGTTCATATTACATCACCTCGAAATCAAGCCTGAACTTATCCTCGCCCAAATCCTTTTTCTTAATTTTCAGCTTTACAGAACCGTCACGCCAGTCAGGGAAACCAATGACCTGCGCAATATTTATGAACTACCAGAACAGGTGTTCAGAGGCGGTGGTGTAACTCTTAAGGTCAGGGGTAATCAGAATCAAACGATGCTTGATTTTGGGTGTGCCGTCTTCTTTGAGTATGGGCTAACCGTTTTCATCTTTTGCGGTGAAATTGATGATTGCACAATCTGTGACCTCAATGACCTGCCCATCCATTGACACAATGGATTCGGGTCTTAAAGCACCTGACTTTAAGTTGATGTAAAATCCAACCTTGTCAGGTTCGTTGGCAACCTAAGTGTAAAATCCAGTTTTGTTAAAATCGTAGTTCATTTTCATAGTAATATACCTCATTATATAATAAATTTGGGCTTGTGCCCATATGGGTGTGCCGGGAATCGAACCCGGTTTGCAACCCGCCTGTTGGCCATGCCACACCAACCAACTTTTCTAAGAAGGAGGAATTAGGTAATGTCAAAATCAGGTTTCGTCAGTTCTGGGCTTGCGCTTCTTGCGTTCCACAGGAATTTCACTGACAAAGTTTTCAGGGTCATACTCGACCTCGTATGTGCGTTCCAACAAAGTGATTTTTCCGATTGAAGCATTACCACGAGAGTTGGAAGCCAGGTTGTACCCAAGTTCCTGTGCATGGTCAATCAGATATTGGTTTGCCCACGCTCTTGCTTTTTCAAGGCTAAGATTTTCTGGAACCTTTTGAGTAATCATGTTGGTAATATCGTTTTTGTAAGCAAAAGTGATTTCGGTGATAATTGATTTGATTGTAGTTTTCATGTTTTATACCCTCCAAGTAATATTATTGTGATAAGGTTAAGTTGCTTTGTTTTGATTTCCTTATCTTGCCTATATTATAGCACGGTGTTTCGGGGCTGTCAATAGGTTTTGAGTAAATTCGGCATTATGCATAAATTTGGGTCAGATTTTTGTGCAATTTGTATAGATGCTGTGAGAGCGATTTTGGGGCGGTTTTTAGCGCGTTTTGGGCTGGGGGCTATCTTGTATCGGGTTTTGGATTTGCGTTGAAATTTGGGCCGTTTCCGGGGCTGTAAAGCAAACTTGTTTGCTTGAGATGTTGGAGGGTTTGGTGTTTTCCTCACCCAGATTTAAAGCCCTGTGAGCGCGATTCGGTAGAATCAAGTAAGAAAAGTAAACAAGTTTACTTGCGGCGCAGGGTCAGGAACGTTCCAAGCCCTGTGACCCCTGAACAACTTATAACCCCTGTGAGCGCGATTCGATAGAATCAAGTGAACAGGGGTTGATTGTAAGTTTTGTTATCGGCTTAGAGGCTTGTTTGAAATCGGGCTGGAGGCAAGTTTTGTTGTGAAGGTGGAGGTATGTTGCGTGGGTTGGGCGGTGGTAAGTTGCGGTGGATTGAGGTGGGCAAGTTTGGGGGAACGGCTTAGCTGCTTAGGGTGGCTA